GGAGTGTCGTAATGCTAGACAACATTCGTCCCAAGGCGTGAGGGACAGCAAATTTTGCGGTCAGGTGGTCCGGAGACCATTCTTGTCTCATAAGCAAGAGAGCCATGTTCGACTCATGGGTCCGCATCCAATATCGGTGAAGTGTTACGGTAGCACGGCAGTCTCCAAAACTGCAAGCCCAGGTTCGACTCCTGGCTCCGGTGCCAGTTTTATCTAGGTGTAGCTCAATTGGCAGAGCATCCCGTTTGGGGCGGGAAGGCTGTTGGTTCAAGTCCAGCCACCTAGACCATTTAGGAAGATATATATGGATGAAAACTATTTGAAGCGCCAAATGATTTTTCGCTTGACAGTGTTCTTTTTATTGAGTATAGTAATAGGGTTCGTTCTATCGGATTTAAATATCCATAGTCAGATTAGTGGAGATAATCAGAATGTTCAAGATTTCAGAGGAAACCAAGGCAGCGGCAATTGAGGAAATGCGTAAAATTCTAGGTGATGGTCCTACAGACAATCAGTTGGAAGAGGCATTTGAAGCGGCAGTTGCTATTGTAAAGAAGCAGTTTGGTTTTTAATGTATAATGGAGAGTTGGCTGAGTGGTCGAAAGCGGCCGTTTGCTAAATGGTTGGGCCCTAACCCGGTTCCATAGGTTCGAATCCTATACTCTCCGCCAATTAGGAGTGAGCAACAGGCAAGGAGTCTGCACCGCTTGGAAAGCGGATGGTCCCCGAAAGGGGATAGGTGTCGGATACCTGCCACTCCGCCAGTTTATGGAAGAGTAAGCCAGTGGGACTGGCCTTCGTTTCGAAAACGAAAGGAGCCTGAAATATGGTTTGGGGATCGAGACCTCACTCTTCCGCCATTTATGCGGGTTTAGTTCAGAGGTAGAACATCGGTGTTACATACCGAGTGTCGGTGGTTCGATTCCATCAACCCGCACCAGAAAGCAGAGTTGTCACGCTTCGTCTATGCTTAATAAGGTAGAATAGCGCACCAGACAACTTATTATAATGCGCTTGTAGTCCAATTGGTAGAGGCGCTGGTCTTAGAAACCAGATGTTGTAAGTTCGAATCTTACCAGGCGCACCAAACGTAGAGGGATTGTAGGTAGACCTGTAAGAAAACCGTTGCGACGAGTTATGACTGGGTTGTAACCTTCATAGATTTAATGCACTTAGAGGGAGCAGGTGAACCCACTCGGCTGTCAACCGAGTATCGGCCGGGTCAGTACCGGTTAAGTGCGCCATTCACGGGCCTGTAGTTCAGGGGGAGAACGTCTGCTTTGCAAGCAGAATGTCGGCGGTTCGATTCCGTCCAGGTCCACCAGTTTTGTGAGGCAGTATCGATACAAATAATCCGGATGAGCAGAATTGCCACATCGAGGTCGGGAGACGGTGCGAGGCTGTCGTAACCTTGGGAACCCGGATACTGAAAAGAGGATGCATACTCGTTCCTCACAAAAAAAGTTTTACGCTTCGTTCGTCTATTGGCTAGGACACTCGCCTCTCAAGCGGGAAAGATGGGATCGATACCCATACGAAGCACCATTTATGCTTCTCTGGTGTAGGTGATCCGCACGACTGCCTGAAGAGCAGAAGGACTTAGTTTGATTCTAAGGGGAAGCACCATGATGTTATATTATAAAATCACATATCTTCCGATGTGGAAGAAAGAAGATAAAGAAAACGGTTATGATTGTATAGGTATTGTTATTGGTGAGCATCGTTGGTATGATACTGATCCTTATAACAATAATCCAATACATAAGATAAAGTATCATCAGTATTCAGAGTTGATGATAGGTGTTATGCCCTCGTAGCCCAATTGGCAGAGGCAGTTGATTCAAACCCAACTTAGTGTCAGTTCGAGTCTGACCGAGGGCACCAATTTGCTGGGTTAGTGTAATGGTAGCACCCGAGATTGTGGATCTTGGAGACCAGGATCGATACCTGGACCCAGTGCCATTTGCTCTTGTAGTATAAAGGTATTACACACCCTTGGTAAGGGTGAAAACTCGGATCGTTACCGGGCAGGAGCACCAGATTGCCGGCTTAGTATAATGGTATTACAGTTGACTCGTAATCATCAAACAGAGGTTCGATTCCTCTAGCCGGCACCAGAATGTAGACAAACGATTGTAAACATAGCCACTTGACATTCCATTCCGGATGTGCTATTATAAGACATAATGAGAAAGGAAATGGAATGAATAAGCGGAACTTGTGGATATTCGATATTGATGGAACGCTGGCTAACAACCTGCACCGTATCAAGCACCTTACCCAGAACACCACGAAGGACTGGGATGCTTTCTTTGCGGCACAGGATAAGGATGAACCTTACGAAGCCGTTATGCATCTTATGAATACTCTACATAAGACTGGTGATAAGGTTATTGTTATTACTGCCCGTGACGAGCGTTTTCGTGCGGTTACTCTCCGTTGGTTGCAGCAGCATTGTGATTACGATTTTCCTGATGGCGATCTTTTCATGCGTAAGAGTGGTGATCGTACCGACGATGATAAGATCAAGTTGGATATTCTAAATGAGTATCTTTCTCTGTTTCATCCTCGATATAAAGTGATGGGAGTGTTCGAGGATCGGCATCGTGTTATTGATGCGTGGCGTGAAGCTGGTTACTATGTGTTTGAGTGTAACCAGGATCGTGCCGATTTCTAAAGTTTACTGTCCCTTAGCTCAAAGGTAGAGCAATGTGCTGATAACACATAGACACTGGATCGTTACCAGTAGGGACAACCAGTTTATCCTGCTTTCTAGATACGCAGGAGAGGCCTAGCGGGAATAACAGAAGGGAATGCCCGTGAATATCGGATTGCTGACTTCATTAGCTAAAGGGCTAAACCGATAAGGCGTATGGAATATGTGTGAGCGGCAACGGCGGTGGTGTTGCAGCGGACTGTAAATCCGTTCCCTTTGTGGTAACATTGTAGGTTCGAATCCTACCTCACGCACCATCTTTATTCGGGGATAGTTAAATTGGCATAACGTCGGATTTTGGTTCCGACTTTCTAGGTTCGAGTCCTAGTCCCCGATCCATTCAGGAATAGTTCAACGGTAGAACAGCGGACTCTGACTCCGTTAATCTTGGTTCGAATCCAGGTTCCTGATCCAATCATTGAAAGGTATTTTATGAACAAAGTGAAAGTTTCTCTAAGAGAAATTATGGAAGATGATCATCATCCCTTGATGGAGAAATGGGTAGAAGAACTGCTTCCCTTGATTGAACCTATAATCAAAGCACAAAATCCTAAGTTATTTGAAGAAGAGGATTCAGAATGAACAAAGCATTTACCACTATAGCCCTTTTCATCGTTCTTACAACTTCGGCCGCTGCCGATCCGTTATCTGATTTTTTCGGTGGTATCTTTGGCGAACAATCCACACGACAAACAAAGGTGAAAAGAAATAGACATGGCACAAGCGTTCAAAGCTATGACAATAATGATTGGACTGCTAGTTGGGGCCATCATTCTACTGGAGGCAGTCACATGGTTGCTTCCTTCTACGGTCACGGAGAACATCTTTCCCGTCGAACCGCATCGGGCGCAGTTTTCAATCCTCATGGATACACCGCAGCCCATCGTTCTCTTCCGTTCGGCACTCACCTAAAGGTATGTCACCATGGATGCGTTACAGTTGTGGTCAATGATAGAGGACCATTTGTCAGGGGCCGTTCTCTTGATCTTTCTTACGGTGCTGCACGGGCTATTGGCATGGGTAGCACTAGCAATATCTCCGTGGAACGATTGAACTAAAGACTTGACATTTCCATTCCAATGTGCTAATATTAGACATAATGAATGAGGAGAAATGGAATGCCTACCATCACCACGGAAGTTGATGTTGATGTAGACCTGCGTGATTTTCACATAGATGATTTGATGGATGAACTGGAAGATAGAGGATACTCCGTTATTTGTAGAGACGAGTCCATTCAGGCAAAAGAAAGAATTATGGACGATATTCACAATCTTTATCAGGACTTCATTCTCTGGAATGACACTATGATGACGAATGAAAATTTCGGCACAATTCTCAAAAACTTTTTCTCCGAACATCTTGACAAAAATGTCCTATGACTATATACTAGTATGATGTTGCAATGCAACATCGGTAAACTTCGCTAACTTTAGGAAGGAAAATATATGAAGACTGTTACTTTTCTAGCCGCTATGCTTTTCAGTGGTAGCGCATTCGCTGGCACCGATGTTATCGCTCCGCCAGTTACCAAGTATGTTGAGGCACCTATGCCGCCTAAGCGTCCTACTAATTTCGGTAAACTCGATAATCAGAAGGTTGCACAGAAGGTTCAGGAACTCACAACCAGAAAGTAATAAATATACAGTGGCCCCGCAATGGGGTCACTTTTCTCTATGGAGTCTCAAAATGAGAAACAAGATTATAGCCCTATTCACCGCACTAAGTCTTTCTCTTGCCATCGCTACGCCTGCCAAAGCACAGTTTATCCCTTGGGGATATGGTGGAATGGGTTGGGGTTATGGTGCTGGTTTTGGCTACAGTGCCGCTATTGCTGGTATTGGTATTGCTTCCGCTGCTATTGGTGCTGCCGCTATTGCTAACTCTTATCCTTATGGTGGATATGGTTATGCTCCTGTGCCTGTATATGCTGCGCCGACTTATGCTCCTGCTTATCGTCCGACTGTCCGAAAGCAGATCATTATCAAGAATAGTCCTGGTGCCCGGGTGTATGAGGAAGACGACATATTCGGTTGGTAATAACACAGAAGGAGGAAGAGTATGTGCTATTACACTGTAACAATGGATCGTGCTTCAAGTTCTTCTGGACATACTAGAGCGATTATGATTCTAGATGCAAAAGATAAAACTGAAGCCACGGCCAAATTTCTAAATTCATTTGGTGCAAAGTATTACAATGATATCAATGTGAGGGAAGGGATTCATATCGAACAAGATTTTGATCGCCTTCTAACAGAACAAGCTAAAAAGTATATACTAAAAGTTAAGAACAAGACGGCAGATGCTCCTCCGTTAATGTCTTATCAGAATATGATTCATCTTGATTATGGAGAGTAAAATGAAAAACGTTTTTATTAGAGGCGGTCTTCAAGGTCTATTTGCTGTGCTTGTCATTACACTCGCATCGACGGCGCTACAAGGTGCTCCTGCGAAAAAGGAAACGAATACCGAACAGAAGATTGTTTGCGAAAAGACAGAGAGCGTCCAGAAAACTATGGACGAAAAGAACTTCTTTCTTCTTCTAAATATGACCAATGACAGTGGTGTTGTCGAGAGTGTCTGGATTTCTGGCACGACTATTGTTATCACAGCACAGAAGGGTGAGGATTCTTGCTTTCTCGCCATGATGAATGATGTTACATATAATCCAGATACGCTTCAAGGCCTAGTAAAGGCATATGAAGCACAAAAGGGCAAGCAAAAGGATATCTAAATGGCGTGGGGTTATCATCTTATTCTAGATTGTTATGATGCTGACAAGGCGCTAATCACCAATCCAACAAACATCGCCGCATTTGCTAAAGTATTAGTAAAGCGCATTGATATGGTGGCATATGGTGAGCCGCAAGTTGTTCACTTCGGCGAAGACGACAAGCAAGGTTATACACTGGTTCAGTTGATTGAAACTTCCAATATCGTTGCTCATTTCTGTGACGAGTCTGGTAACTTTTACATGGATGTTTTTTCATGTAAACCATTTTCAACCGAAGCAGTATTAGAGACAGTAAATCAGTTTTTCGCTCCAAAGAAAATCAGGGAGCGATATGTAGAAAGGGACTAAAATGAGACGTAAACTAGACTTGGACGAAGTAAGAGATTTCATCGAGAACTCTTCGGAATCAACCAAGATTTATATTGGTTCTGACTCTGAAAGACATAGACGAGGCGGAGTCTGGTTTGCGGATTATGCTGTCGTTGTGGTTATTCATAAAGACGGTAAGCATGGTGCTAAAGTCTTTGGTGAGATTACAACCGAACGAGATTATGACCAGGCTAAAGATAAGCCACGTATGCGATTGATGAATGAGGTTATGAAGGCAGCACAGCTTTATCTAGACCTAGCAGATGTTATTGGTGACAGACAGTGCGAGGTCCACATCGATATCAATCCAAATCACAAGCACGGTTCTTCCTGTGTTATCAGCGAAGCAGTTGGCTATATTCGTGGTATGACTGGTGTGACTCCTAGAGTGAAGCCAGAGGCATGGGCTGCTTCTATCGCCGCCGATAAATTCCCAAGCCTATAGTTTACTAAATACTAATTCGCTAGGCAGTCATATTGCCTAGCGATTATCGCCGCTGACCACGGATGTAATGGCAGCGGCACTCAACTCCTACGACCTCGTCGGCACTCGCCAAATCAATCTCACATTTCCTTCATCTTTCGTTATCGTGATATTGTGCGTGGTCGTATATAACAGAAAGGTACTATTATGAAGAAGATTTTACTTGCTTTCATTACGGTACTTGCTATTAGCGGTACCGCTGAGGCAAGAAATCAATATTCAAACGGAGCAACAGAGCCTAATCTATTAGACTCTATTCTCGGCACTCCGAACGGAAACTGGAGCGTAATGCCCAGACTCCATGGTCGTGCTAGACTTGCTTCGAGACACCATAACACCCATATGGCAGGACGAGGAAGAAACACTGGTGCTTCGGCATCAATCGTTGCATACGGAAGAATGCTTCAACATTCTGGTTTCCGTGTGTCGGAACATCCTGCTTTTGGAGGAGTCCATCATGTTCATCATGGTTGGGCTCATTATGCTGGTCGGGCAATCGACATCAACATAGGTCGTGGTGTAAGAGAGGCATCTAATCGTTCGACAAGATCGAAGTTTGATGCCTTGGCTGCGAGAGCCAGAGCGGCAGGTTATACTGTGCTTTGGAAGGTAGCAGGCCACTTTGATCATATACATATACAGAAGTAATATATAGAGGGTGGGGAGAAATTCCCACCCTTTCTTATAGGATAAATCATCATGGTCGAACTTGTAACAAAATGGACAGAACGAGCCAAGAAGGCAAGAGAACGATTGAACATCTGTGTAGAGTGTGAACATTTGGAAAAACAGTTTTACGTTTGTAAGAAGTGTGGTTGTTTTCTCAAAGGCAAGACTATGTTTCCCAGTTCATCGTGCCCTGTAGGCAAATGGGACAAATACACGGAGGAAAAGGATGTATAGAACATTTGACATTAAAGAATACTGGCCGCAGCCAAAACCTGGCGAACTTATTCAACACGAATATTATAACCCTGCTGATCAAAAGATTATCGGTAATGTTTTCTACACGAAGCCAAACGACCGTTATGTCTACCAAGAAGACTATCATGGCGGTGAGTGGAAAGCAACATGGGTTATGGACTACAATCATCCAAATGGTGTGATGGAGTTGGTCGATATCTATCCTGCCAAAAAGTATCAGTTCTGGACAAAGTTTAGAACAACTGCCTTTGTTGCTGGTAAAGAAATACCATGGGGTAAAGTCCAGAAGGTCGGTGACATAATCGATCAGGAACTTCAAATCTCCGCAATCAAGTCTACACCATTCATTTGGCCAGAAAAGGGTCGTCAAGTCGTAAACTTCGTTGCTCACCATGAAACATTTGATGTTGGTAATACTGTTTATAAAGACGTTTTGGAAATCGCTTATGACCAGACATTTGGTAAGATGACTGCTGGTGCCAGATCATTTCAAGCCAAAGGAATTGGAATCGTTCAAATGCAGTGGCGTGGTTTTGGAAAAGATGTGGGAACTCATATGGCAGCGGTGACAAAGACTGGTCCCGGAATCGTAACGGAAGACAAGAGAATAATTTGGTATTGACTTTCTAGATCATCTATGCTATATTATGAGAATGCGAAAGATCAATAAGAACATTCTCCATACTCTGGAAAAGATAGCGGCAGCTAATCCGAACCCCACGGAAAAGTTTGCCGCTGCTGTCGTTTGGAATAATAAGATCATTTCCATTGGAATGAATAGTATGAAGTCGCATCCACTCCAAGCGAAGTATTCCAAGAATGAACATGCGATCTTCCTTCACAGCGAGATTGATGCCATCAAGAATGCGCTCCGTGAGATTGATGTGGATGATTTTTCTAAATGCGACTTGTATATCACCAGAGTGAAGAAAGAGAAGCCATTCACCAAAAAGTTTGTGTGGGGTCTAGCAAAGCCTTGTGCTGGTTGTGAAAGGGCTATAGCAGCCTTTGGTCTAAAGCGAACGATATACACTTGCGATGATGGATATGAGGTGATAGAATGAGCGATAAAACACTAGAAGACCTTGTGGAAGAATGTCCATATGAAACGAAACTGGCCGTTACCGCATGGGTAATGAAACATATCGTGGAACATGCTCATAATCCTGGTTCTTTTCGTTATCTAATCTATGAACGCCTAGGATTTGGTCCTGACGCCTATGTGCCACTATATATGGCTGGCGGCATGGAAATCTCCAATGAGTTTGATATGGAGAGAATCGACAACATTAGAGCAAAGGTTAGAGAAGAAAAGATTGATGTTCTCAAGCCGATTCTTAGTTTGTGTGATGAACCAGGTTGCTTCAATAGTATTAGCACTGGTTGGCCTACCAAAGATGGTGGATATCGTATGACTTGCTCCGAACATCATAAGAAAGAAGAATGATATATATTGTTAATGTGTCCGAGTTGGCGAGAGTCAATCGTGAGTATTGGTGCTGTGAGTATGTTATCACTTACATCGGCTCCGCTGACTGTCCTGCTAGTGATTGCGAACTAAGAATAGGAGAAACTAATGGCTAAAACATTCAAACAGGCATTTGCCGAAGCACGAAAAGCTGGCAAAGATGTATTTCTTTTTGACGGTAAACTATACACGACCGATGTTGCTGTAAAAGACGCTGACGAAACAAAGTTTGTTGACGTTACCAACACTGTGGCTGACGCTAAGGTCCCTACTGCTGGTAAACTAAAGAAGAACGTATGGCCGCTCCAGCGTGAACTTCGTGCCAAGTTCGGTACACCAGATTACGGCGGAGCATTTAGAAAGCATATGGTTCAGGTCAATCTACCATATACCATGTGGATGGACGATATCAAGATCACCAAGACATGGATGAATAAGTCCTGTGCTGATTCTCTTGTTCGTGTTCTAACATATGTGTGGGACGAGAATGGCAGAGATTATGATAAGATTAAGGCACAGCAACTACATGTCTTTTCTGGCACCTGGAACATCCGTAACATGCGTGGCGGTTCTTCTCTTTCTACTCATGCCTTTGGTGTCGCTATTGACATTGCCGCACCTTGGAACGCTCTTGGTAAAAAGCCAGGATATAATAAGCATTCTTTCACTGAAAAGTCTCTAATCGTTCAGGCATTTGAGGCAGAAGGTTGGATTTGGGGTGGTCGTTGGGAGCGTCGTCCTGACGGTATGCATTTCCAGGCTGCCCGTATCTAACAACTGGAGTTTTTGTTATGAAGATGATTCACAAGTATCCGCTTGGTACGGATATTCATCATAATATGGTGACAGAGATTGAAATGCCCAGAGGAGCACAGATACTATCATTGCAGATGCAGGGTAGTATTCCTGTCCTCTGGGCCGTCGTCAATCCCAAGAAAGAAAAACGTAAGTATGTGTTTCATGTCTTTGGCACTGGATATGAAATGCAGGATTATGAACGAAAGCATTATGTTTATGTTGGCACGGTTCAGCAATCAAGTTGGACAACTCTTGTTTGGCATATCTTTGAGGTGATAGAATAATGACAACATTGAGAACCGCACAGAAGAGAAAAGATTGGTCATACGATGTTATGACAGATTCGTATCGTCATATTTCTGGTGTCACTGTTGATAGAATAGATATAGCTAGAAACAACGGTGATTTAGAAACGGTACTAGATAATGCTTTAAAGATGGCTTCTGTAGGAGCGGCAGGAGCAGTTGGCGCACCATATAATCCGTCGATTGTCTATAATGGAGAACCGTTTGATGTCGATGTATCATCGGGATCCGCAATGATAACCTCATCTATCCAAAACGATCAACCTAGACATATTACAATACAAACGAGTCTGGGTGATATAGCTTTAAATCTCAAAACCGGAGACATTGCCATACCAGTAGGCGTCGGGCGTGATGATGCTATCCGTGAGTTTTGGCTAGGCTTTCAGAAGAATTTTCAGCCTCTTGAAAAGAAAAGCTATGAGGATAAGATACTTACTCTAGAAAGAGAATTGGCAAAAGCAAAAACTTCTGCGACACTAATGCGGGCGGAAAATCAAAAAGAAGCCAGTAAGAGAGTTGCCGAAAAGATTGCCAAGAAGTATGCCAACGAAAAGTTCATCATGGTGAAACCCGCTGACTTAATCAAGTTTATTGAGGAAGAATGAGCGACAATCAAGAACTAATCGAACAACTACATGAACTAGCGGACTGGGTTGAGAAACACAACTCAGTCCATTGTCATTCTGTGCCACGAAAGGCAGCATATACTATTGCCAGACTGGAAGAAGACAATCACAGAATGCGACTACAGTTGAATAAGAACTTTTGGTCTATCCGAGACATATATGACAGATGTGTTGGTGCTATTCGACTGTGGATCTATTTGATAAGAAAAAGACTAAATACTCCTAGATGATAAAATTAGGAGTATTTTTTTGGCTGTTAAGAAACCAGACTCGAAAACTATTATAAGCGAAGTTGCAGGTCTCTTGAATAGTGTTTCTAAAAAGTATAACTTTCAAGTGGCTCCTACACAAAAACTAGGAAAGCCGTCTAAGACCAACTCAATGGTAAGAGAGTTTAGATTACAGTTGATTAATACTGGTAAGGATACGTCCGAGGCGCTAAAGGCAGCAATCATGAAAGATTTAAAGGCTGCTGGCGTCACAAAAATAACATATAATAATATTTCACCAAATAGTAGCAAATATCCTTCAGTATCTTTTACATATGAGAGTATGAAGTTCGATGCCGTTATAGCAAAGGGTGCCAACAAAGGTGAGAATTTCGAGAAGAAAACTATCACTGATCTGGCAAGATTCTTTAAAAGTAAAGGTGTAAATAAAACATATCAGCAACTTGTGGAAAAACTCATTCAGTCGAATCCTGCGTTTGGCGTAAATGAAATTAAATCTGTGACACAAAGAACAGGTTCAACGAAAAAAGAAGGAGTAGCGACTGCTGATTTGGGAGCAATTATTGGTGACATTGTTATTGAGGATTCACGTAGTAAAAAGTGGTTTATCTCACTGAAAGATGTGAACGGAGCAACATTTAGTTCTTACTCAGGTGCTGCTTCTTTGTTTGATGCTACAGGAACTTTACAACCTGATTCAGCTGGTGCTAAGTTTTTAAACTCTTTTGGTGTTGATTTGAATAAAGTCCAAGAAGGCTTTGATGAAAGAAATAAAATAAAAAAGAAACGTCCTAAGCTAAAAGTTGCTACACCTAATCCAAAAGAGATGAAAGCTATTTTCGAAAGAGCGTGGGGTATGAATTACTTTTATGTGAGAAAGATAAATGCTACCGATTGGAAAGTTTTTTGGATGGATGGTTCAAAATTAAAATCGTTGACCGAAAACATGACGGTTACAAAAGTAAACTATCCTAACACTGGATCAAAACAGATTACTATTTACTGTTCAACACCTTCTGCGGAATATACAATCGAACTAAGAAATAGTAAAGCACAAGAATATCCAAACGATACTAAGTTTAAGATCGTTAGATTCAAATAAGAGGATTCATTTGTGATTAGACTTTCACAGTATATTACAGAAGCAGCGGCCGAAAAGGATCGCCATCTAACACATATTGAGGACGCCGTTCTGGAAGGTGGTGTTGCTGGCACTCGCAACGCTATTCAGTTCCTAATCTCCCTTAGAGATATGTTTGCCGATGATGGTCAGACTCTATCAGAAGCAAGAGGCGGCCTTATTCTTAGAACTAAGTTCGACGGCGCTCCTGCTATCTATGCCGGTATCAATCCTGAAAACGGAAAGTTCTTTGTTGGCTCAAAGTCTATCTTCGCCAAGAATGCTAAACTAAACTATACAGAAGCCGATGTTAGAGCCAATCACCAAGGCGGTCTGGCTGATAAACTGTCTGCCGCTCTAAAGTATCTACCAGAACTAGGCATCAAAGGTATCGTTCATGGCGACTTTATGTTCTCCAAAAGCGAACTAAAGGACGAGACAATCGACGGCAAGAAGTATATCACATTCCGTCCTAATACAATCACATATGCTGTTCCTGCCGATTCTAAACTGGCACAGCAAGTCAGAGCGGCCAAGATTGGTATCGTATTTCATACCACATATCATGGCAAGACGATGCAGACTCTCCAGACACATTTTGATATCAATGTAAATAACTTCAATCCATCACGAAATGTGTGGTATAGATCAAATAAGTTTGTTGATGTTACTGGTCGTGCTACTCTTACAAAGGCAGAGAATGCTAGACTAACAGGCATTCTATCACAAGCTGGTTCACTATTCAGAACAATACCTGCCTCACTAATGAACTTCATTGCTACAAACGAAACACAAAGAATCCAGATTATGTCCTTCTATAATCAGCGCATTCGTGCTGGTGAACATATGGGTGCGGGCCATACGGCACAGCTAATCAAATGGGTTGGCGACAAGTATCAAAAGCAAATAGACGACGCCAAGATGCCAGCGACTAAAGCAAAGCGCAAGGCTGAAAGAGATATGATCCTTAGATGGTATCGCCAGAATGCTTCCGATCTAAAGAAGATATTCCAGCTTCAAAATCTATTGATTGATGCCAAGATGCTACTGATTGCCAAGTTCAACATGGTGAATGATCTAGGCACATTCTTACATACAGCCGATGGTGGCTATAAAGTAACAACTCCAGAAGGATATGTGGCTGCTTGGTCAACTGGTGGTGATGCTGTCAAACTAGTGGATCGTATGGAGTTTAGTAGAGCCAACTTCCTGGCTGTAAAGAACTGGGGCAAGTAATGAAAAAGGAACCCGAAAAGAAGCCTACGCCTATCGTCAAAACTATTCGTAAGATAGTAAAAGAGGCAAGAAAGAAAAAGTTATATAAATAAGCAAATAAACCCGCAGAGGGAGCGAGTATGTTCAATAAAAAAGTTGTATTCATTTTCGGACGTTTCCAGGTACCTACAAAAGGCCATGCTGAAATGATCCACTTCGGTGCTAACTATGCTAGAAAGATTGGCGCCGAGTTTAGAGTTTATACCTCCAAGTCCTGGGATCCTAAAAAGAATCCTCTTCCATATCAGCAAAAAGTAATGTTTCTTCGCCAGCTATTCCCTGGCATCAATATCGTTGACGATCCAAATGCTACAACCGCATTTGCTATTTGTAAAAAACTCTCCGATGAAGGCGTCGAAGATGTGACAATGATTACAGGTGGTGACCGTGTAGCAGAGTTCAAGAATAGCATTGGCAAATATGTTCTGCCTAGAGACAATCCAAAGTTTGATAAGAACAAAAACTATGCCTTTAGACGCTTTGATGTAATCAACTCTGGCGGTCGTAAGGCAGGCGTATCTGGAACACAGATGCGTGAATATATCCGTGGTGGCAAGTTTGGCGAGTTTATGAAGACCGCACCTACCGCCGATAGAGCATTAGCCAAGAAGATTTTCACCGCAGCCAAATCATATCTCAAAGAAGATACTCTAACCGAGGATCTATCTCGCAAAGAGTTTGATGGTATGCTGAAAAGTTTTATTGACTTTACTGTCGGCAAACTTGGCATTGTAGAACCTCCTGAAATAGAATACAAAGAAGCTGACGATCACGGCGACCAGCCATCATTTGGTGGTTATTCACCAGGTGAGAAGAAGCTAATCGTTATGACAAAGAATCGTCATCCAATGGACATCTTTAGAACTGTCGCACATGAACTGGTCCATCACAAACAAAACGAAGATGGTAGACTCGGTAAAGATATCAAGCAAGAAGGCTCAACTGGTTCAGATATTGAAAACGAAGCAAACTCGGAAGCAGGTAAAGTAATGCGTTGGTTCGGCAAGGCTAATCCAGATATGTTTGGTAAGTCATATGTTATAGAACATAAGGCAATCGTTCTTGGTGGTGTTCCTGGTTCAGGCAAAGACAAGATACTAAAAGAAGCTATTCTACCACATGGCTTTAGAGAAGTATCAGATAACAAGTTTTCCATCAAAGAGTGTAATGGTGATAATCTTGTAGTCAATGGCACCATGGCAGACTATGAAGCAACAAGACAAATCAAGAATATCCTTGAGAGTGCCGGTTACAAGACGATTATGCTATTTGTGAATACCAGCAATGATGTATCCAGACAGCGTAACGAAGCAAGGTCAACCACTGGTGGTCGTGTCATTGCCGAAGAAAAGCGTTATGAAAAGTGGAGCAAGGCACAGTTCAATCTAAATCGTTATGACCAGCTATTTGAGAAGGTTATTGAGGTAAAGAATGACCTTGACGCCAATACTATTGTTGAGACATACAATAAGTTCGTTGACTCCATTTCCAAAGAAGTGGAAGAGTTTCTATCCAGTGATATGGACCGCCGCTTTGAGAATATGCTAGAACAGTATTCGGACTTCTCACCAAAGGCAAAGAGCAATCCAGTAGGTGGCGCAGGAAACTGGGGCACACCTAAGCTAACAGATCGTTATAAGAAAGATACGCCAGGTCAGGAGCCAGGTAAGACAAGAGATATGGGTTATTATGAAACTAAAGTCTTTGGCAATCTACCCATCAAAGCGGATCGCCTTGGTCAGACATTTACCTCTGCCAAGAATCCTTCATTTGTCGGTGATATAACAAGCGATGATAATCCTTTCATTACTGGTGAACCAAATCAGCTATGGTCTCCTATTGACCGTTGGATGATGAAAGAAGAAACTCGTAGAAGATTCAAAGCAAAGTATGGCAAACTAGCCGAAGAAAAGATGAAAGAAACGGCTGAAAAAGTGAGAAAAGAAAGCCTGATTGACCCTTATATGGGATCAATGGGCATGACTCCAAACACAATGAGTCAAGATGAAGTAAAACCTGATGTGAACGCAGAGTTTGAAAAAACAGCATTGTTTGGAAAAAGAAAATACAAAAAGACTAAATAAGATAGAGTTTTCTATATTATAAGAAACTAAAAGGGAAACAAAAATGAGTAATCCATTTCTAACAAAGAAGGACCCGCTATTAGAAGCAGTCCAGTCCGCCATGCAGGATGGTGAGATTCGTCGTAAGGCCGAAGCCCTTGTAAACGAGGAGTTCGGTGTCTATTCTCGTAAGGCAGTTGTCCGTGAGGATCTTGCTGCTTATGATGCTCGCCTTGAGGAAGCATATAAGTGCATGAAGGAAGGTGAACAGATTGATGAAATACGTGATCGTCCAAAGAAAGATGATATAAATCGTCGTAAGCGTGATGCCGTTGCTATGAAACTCGGTCACGATAATCCCGAAGGTCGCAACAATAACTACAATGCTCCCGTAAGTATGCTAAAACATGGTCGCAAACTTATGAAGCAGGGTGTTACCAAAGAAGAAAAAGCCGACAAAGACTATGACAAGGACGGCAAGATAGAGTCTCCAAAGGACGAAGTTTGGGGTTCTCGCTTCCGTGCTGCTAAGATGGCAGGCAAGATGGAAGAAGAACAGATCGATGAACTTTATGGTAAGGGTAAGTTACCAGATATTCGTCGCAAACATTCTGACGACTATCAAACACATAAAGCCAGAGCCAATTTTCATCATGGTGAAGCTGACAAGGCTGATGAAAAAGACGATGATGAAAAATTCGAGCGTCATTATGGGAAGGCAGTTGGGCATGAAAGAAGTGCAGAAAAATCCGCAGCTAAGAGAGGTCGTGCATCGGCTTTGATGGATCGTGCCAAGGCATCGTCCGATCTTAAGGCTGCTAAGAACAAGGCAAAGGAATATAGAAAACTTGCTAAAGAAGAAATACAGATTGATGAACTAAAGAAGCCAACTGCTAAGACAGCAATGCAGGCATATCGTCGTGCAGAAACGCATGATGACATGGATGGCAACTGGAATAGAAGTAATCGTCTTTATAGATGGAAAGAAAAGAATCTTCCTGGCAAGAGTGCAAGAAATCAAAAGCCAACAGGAAAAGCAAAACTTCCTGATGTTAGCAATACAGATTTTCATAAGGATGGATATTCAGGCCATTTTACTAAAAAAGGCAAACTTACTAAGTCTGCAACCAAAGACACAAAGGCCGATATCAAAAGTCGTCTTGGAAAACATACAAAACCAAATCTACCAGAAGGTTATGAACTTGACGAAGCGGCATATTCAGCAAAGGCTGCCCGTGCTGGTAAAGATATTGGTAAGCCAGGCAAGATGTTCTCTAAGATTGCTGCTAAAGCTGGTGAGAAGTATGGATCCGAAGAGCGTGGCAAGAAAGTTGCCGGTGCTATTCTAAAGAGAATCCGTGCCAAGCATATGAAGGAAGATTCGTCTTTCTAGGCGCACCGGAAACGGGTAAGTCGGTATCCGAGCAAATGAGACCTACGGCCGCACAAGCGTTGGCTAAATTAAATAGTATGCCAAAGCCAGCGGCGCCGGCCGCAGCACAAGTTGGACGCACACAGGCAGTAGGCTCACAAAACATTAGACCTGCGGGATCGACTAATGCTGGTGGTAGCGGATCAGTAACTATGGCTCCACGTCCACCAGTAAGACCTACTAGTCTTGGCACAACTACAAGACCGCCTGCTGCATCAACAGCAACAAAACCCGGCGTTGTTTCTAAGTCTGATCTAGATACATATAGAAAAAACGTAGGTAATCCGAATGCTACCTTAGGTCAGTATATGAATGATCTTAAAGGATTGACAGCACGTAAGGGTGGTGCAAATGATCCTTCTGTTATTCAAAAGAGACTTGATCCTAAGGGACTAAAGGCCTTTGATCCTTCAAAGGCTGAAAAAGCACAAGGTCCAGAGCAGTCAGCAGCACCCGCTCCAGCAACACCAAGAACAGATAGTAGCGTTCCTGGAGCATCTACAGCAGTCACTACACCAAAAGGTGGCTCGGATGCTATGACTCCTAATTATGGTAGAGAGAGTGATCCTCTTGATCGTACCAATTCACCTGTAAGTGGATCAAGGCATCAAGGTGGTGCTGGTCTTGATAATGAAAAAGAGGCAAAGAACAGAACTTCTCAAAATAGTCAAATTGCTGAGTCTGTCGTGTCCGTTGGTGCAAATAAATATAGGATAGTATGATGAAACATCCGTATGATGTAAAGAAACTCGTAAGAGAGGATCGTAAAAAAGTCCTCTCTAAGAGACAACAAATAAAAGCAAATACAACCGAGACGGGCAAACCCGCTGATCCTGTAGAATTGGATCCAGCAAAACAGGGTATGCAGAACACCTCTCTAACTAACTAAAGGAAACTACAATGCCACTATGGGGTAATAAAGACAACGCTGCCAATTCAGACATTGCAGCAACAATTCAGGTCAATCAGGCAACCACACCTGGTAATCGTGCCAATCTATATGGCAATGTTACCATGTCTGCCATCACAACAAATCTAGCAATCGGACAGTTTGCTGTAGACACAAACGAAGTCCGTGCTAATCCAAGAATCCCACACTCCGGTTGGGTTCTTCGTAAAGAAGGCACCGGTCTTCGTGCTGGTCGTGTAACATACGAAGTTCTAGTTGCTACAGGTTCTATCGCTACCGATGGTTCCGATGACACTAACTTCCCAGACTTTACACTACGCATTACCACACAGCCAACAAGCGCAAATGGTGCCGGCAATGTCAATCTAACTGTTGCTGCTGCATCAACACCAACAGGCGCTACACTATCCTATACATGGCAGCGTAACGCTGGTGCTGGTTGGATATCTGTTCCAAATACAGCTGGTGTTTACTTCAACAATACTTCACCAACTCTTGTCGCAAATGCCGCAGTCGCAAACGCAAACACCTTCCGTGTTCTAGTTTCCGCAGCTGGAGCAAACACAGTTACATCCGCAAACGCTGCCGTAACAACACCATAAGGAGAGTTATATGAAAACTTTCCGTGAACACCTAAACGAAGAAATCACAATCGGTGCCCTCGCTAGTGGGGGCATCGACATTGAGCGTGACGCCGTTAGAGACGAAGTAAATGGCATTCTAGCTGGTATCGCTGCCAGACCATGTGTAACACCTTATGCTTCACTCAATAAGGTTCGCAAGGCTCTAGCATATTTCCACATTCATCTACCAAAGAAAGTCTATCTAGAGGGTAGACATGGTATTGAAGTATGGGAAGTAAATCAGTTTGGTAACAAGATGGGCTTCACCGATACAGGTGAATGGATCAATCAAGTTCCTGCCAAGTATTATCTTTTCTTTCACTATCATCTAGTCGGTTCCATGTATTATCTACAAGCCAAGATTGTGGATGATAAAGAACTAGAATCCAAGATTGGTGCGGCTGAAAGTATGGTCGCTGAGGAAACATTAGAAGAAGCGATTCGTCATTCAACTTCACATAAAGTTGTTCATGCCGATAGTAAAAAAATTGTTGCTCAGGGCAGTAAAAAAGAAATGATGAAAAAGATGAAGGAATTAAATTCCAAAAATCCAAGAAGTCATTTTTTGGGTAATTCGCCTAGTAAAAAAGTTGGTGATGTTTTTGGAGAAGAAACCGATGCTGCCGTCCGTCAGGCAGTTGCTAAGGCCGCTGCACCAAAAGAAAAGGCACATACTGTTCTAGACGATTGCGACTGTAGCCAAGGAGACTCACCAAGCACCCAGTCTGCCATCAAAGTTATGATGAAAAAGCAGATTGACGAAGATGATTCAACTAAAGCGATTCAAAAAATCGTTGCTAAGAATAAGATAAAAGATGTTGTCAGGTCTGGTAAAAAGAAAAGCCAAGCTTGGTATGATAAAATGACAAAGCGTGCCAATCAAAAAGAAGAAGTTGAACTTGACGAAGTATCTCTAGGCAAACTTGTTCGCTATAAGAGAGGTGCTGAAAAGTCCCATGGCGATGCTACTTGGGAAACTAAGTTCACCAAATCTATGGGTGATGATCCTTCTCCTTCTAAGGCATTAGCAAGAAAAAGAGAAAAAGGTATTGCTCTTGCTGATAAGAAGATGAAAGGCAAGGCAAAAGTAAATGCTTCTATGCCTAAGAATGCTTACATGGAAGAAACCCAGATTGATGAAATCTCTAAGGAACTAGCAAACAGATATAGAAAGAGGGCACACGCCTCCTATACATATGCTGCTGGTAAGAGAGAAGATGACCGCTTTCACGAAAGGGCCGGCAAAGATATGACGGACGTTTTTGGTAAACCTAAGTTTAAGGATAGACCAGAATCAGAAAAGGCAAAAGACGAAAAGACCATTGGAAAAAGACTAAAAGGTCTAACCATGGCACATAAGCGTCTAAAAGAAGAAAAGATTGATGAAGTATCCGCTGGTCTTGCTAGCCGTGCTGCCCATCATGCTTATGTAAAGTCCGATAAGATGAAGAAGGATGCCCAGAAAGAACCTGATATGTATTCTTATGTTCAGGCATTCCATAAAGGCGAAAAGAAGAACAAGCAAGGCATCAAGTTTGCTAAGTATGCTGCCAATAAGATGGAAGAAGATAAAGATCCTTGCTGGAAGGGTTATGAAATGGTTGGCATGAAGAAGAAGGGCGGCCGCCAGGTGCCTAACTGTGTGCCAGTCAAAGAAGAACAGATTGATGAGGTTTCTAAAAAGACTCTTAGAAGTTACCTTGCGAAGAAGAAAGATCGAAACAAGGATTACGCAACACCCGAGTCTTTTCGTAAAGGAATGCTATCTCCTAACCTTGCTAAAGACAAGATCAAAGGCAAGAATGTAAAAGTTCATGCTAAAGAAGAAACACAGATTGATGAACTAAAGCAGGCAACTCTCAAAGCATACAAGAGTGCGGCTAAAGCAGACCGCAATGTAAGTAAAGAAGTTGTTAGAAAAGGCCTTGACACAGAAGGCAAGTTCAAGCACGCCATCAAGAAAAGAAAGAAAGGTCTTGAAAGAGTATCTGATAGACTAGAAGAAAAGGCACCTCCAGGCGCAAAGTTTGAGCGCATGGTAAAGCACATCAAGAAAGGCTATTCTAAGGACGGTCTAACTGCCAAAGAAAAGTCTATTGCTTACGCTACAGCATGGAAAGCAAAGAAGCGTGAAGAAAATAAGTGATCATCTAAAAGAAAGTAATACTACATATACGGCTCACCTCAAATGGGCCGTATATGCTGGCTTCATCCTAATAGGCACAGGTATTGCTTCTATTGTTCATGGTCTTATACCATCGTTATTTGAGGGAACAACTGCCAAGACAATAATCGAAATGTTCTATAGAAGATTGTATAATCATTCTAATAGGCATTATCAGTATAAGATCATGAAGGAAATGAAACGAAGTAAGAACTAAGTAATGCTTGATCTAAATGATGGAAACTTCTTGATATATGCGGCGAAATGCTATGATCGTCCTCACATCATCCAATCGGAGTTTGAGGACGATCTAAAGCGCATCAAGTATATCAAGCGCCTTTTGAGAAAGTATAAACAAACTGGTGAGTTCAAGGAGAGACTTGTTCTAAACCACGTTATCATTCTAGCCAATGTCTTTGGTGTTGAACCCACCGTCAATATGCTATTTTACAAAATAGATCAAGAAGATTATCCTGTTCTGAAAACAATACTGATATATTTGAACTATATGCCCGACCATCTAAAGGCTTCGTTTGATAAATACTATGTCAGGCAAGAAGAAATACCTGTGGATTTATCCATAGCAGATAGATTGAGGAAAATATGACAATCAAAGAAGATGCGCCGACAAACAATGTAGGTTCTGGTGCCATCGCCGGTGCAGGTATCGGACCAATGGGCGAACCTGGTGTTTCTAAGAAAGCACAAAGAAGAAGACAGCGTAATGAGAAATCAACTCCTACACCTGTCGTTATAAATATGCTTAGAAGAAAAGCACCAAATCCTATTGTAGAAGATTGTGAAACATTTGCTGGTTCGGTTGTCTTCGAGGTGTCATCAAAAGTTTTTCATAATGCCAAGATGGAAAAGCGCAGAGGTAAACATTGGCGCAAGTACCTAGATGAAGATGATTGTTTTGCCGAGATTAGAGAATATGCCGCAAAGAATCCTGGGAGAGGGATTGTATTGAGAAATGAAAGCACCGGTGAAATGTGTTATGCTCGCTATCCCAAGAAGAGATAGACAGGACAAGAAAAGGAATGGAAGCAACAATGGTTAACAACAACACCAACGACGATAATGATGCGGTTGGTGGTATCGTAGAGAAAGTTCCACACTTTATCACCGCCATTATTGCGGTGGGTGGTCTTATTGCTGCCTACTTTATGACCATTGGCGACTTCAAAATGAAGGACCTGGAACTTCAACAAAAAGTAACTTACCTTGAAACAAAGGTAACTCGCATAGAAGAAACCGTAGATTCCATCAAGTCAAAGTTGGATTCTCGTATTCCTGTAGTGGACAATGACCGTCAAGACCTTAGAAAGGAAATCGATAGTCTAAGGGAAGTTCTCCAACAAATGAAGCCATACCTAAAGAAATAACTTGACACAGCGTCAAGGATAATATAGAATAGAACTTCATTATGAACAGGTGATCTATGTCGGTATACATCGATAAAAAGTATATTTCTCTCCTCGCTCCTAAACTTTCACAGTTCAAGCAGCGGGGAGAATTTTTATGGAACTTCCGTTGTCCAGTTTGTGGCGATTCCCAAAAGAACAAAATCAAGACCCGTGGTTACATCTATAAGCGAAAGGAACACTTTGGCTTTATGTGTCATAACTGCGGTTCCACTATGGCGTTGTCTAAGTTCATTCGCTATGTGGATCCTGTTCTCTATAATGAGTATCAGTTGGAATCGTTTGTTCAGTCCAATACAACAAACACCAAAGTGGATGTAAATGACTTTGTGTCCAAGCCTGTGTTTGTTTCCAAGCCTAAGACTATTGTAACCACCAAACTTTCGGAGTTGAGTCCAAAGCATCATGCCAGAAAGTATATGGAAGATAGAAAAGTTCCTATCGACCATCTATTCTATACGGACGACTTCTCAAAGTTTGTCAAGGACCTATTTCCTGAAAACGACAAACAACTATATAAAGAAGAACGCATCATCATTCCTTTCCATGACAAAGAAGGCAATCTTCTAGGCGTTCAAGGTCGAGCAATCGGTCCTTCCAAAATCAAATACATAACGATCAAGGCAGATGAAACAGTTCCTAAGATATTTGGTTGGGATAGAGTTGATGTTAGTCGCACTATGTATGTGGTTGAGGGTCCCATCGACTCTCTTTTTATTGACAATAGCCTGGCTACTATGGATGCAAGTTTGTATGTTGCGGCTAGTATCGTAGGTCTTGACTACGACTATGTTTTCGTCTATGATAATGAACCTCGAAACAAGCAAATCGTAAGCAACATGCGGAAGACAATCGACATGGGTAGAAAGATTTGTGTATGGCCTACGGATATCAAAGAGAAAGATATCAATGAAATGGTATTGGCAGGAATGCATCCTTCCCATATCCAGCACATCATAGATACTAATACCTTTGCAGGATTAGAAGCGACAATGAAAATGAACCAGTGGAGCAGAGTATGAACGACGCTAAGATCATCTATGATGCTAAGTGGGTTGAACAAGAACTAAAACATATATCACCACACGAATATGTGAAGCGTTATAAGCACCTTATGAATAAACATACATGGGGCGCTGCTTTTGTATTATTACCTAAACTAATTGAAGAAATGGCAGAATTGATTGAGGACATAAAGAATGAACGACGCTAAGATTATTGCTATTACACAACCGCTTATGAAAACTACTGTTGAACAGACTAAATTTTGTAAAGCAACAGGCAGAAATCATACATCTAGTTATCAAAAAGATATGTCTGCCGAAGAGTTTATCGCCTACACGGCAAGAGTATCTAATCCATCTAATCAACACAACACACTAACCGCACCAAAACTTCTAAAGTACCTCATTGAACATAAGCACTGGAGTCCTTTTGAGATGGTGTCTATCACAATGGAAATCAATACAACCCGTGATATCTCTCACCAGATCATTCGCCATCGTTCATTCTCATTCCAAGAGTTTAGCCAGCGTTATGCTGATCCTACTAAGGACATGCAGTTTGTAACGAGAGAAGCAAGACTACAGGATGCCAAGAATCGTCAGAATAGTATTGAGATTACAGATGAAACGATTTCTTCGTCTATTGGAGATATCGATGCTTCCGGTCTAAAGTTTCAATGGAATAGTGTTCAGGAAGAAATAACTGATCTTGCTAAAGAGCGTTATAAAAACGCTATAAGTTGGGGCATGGCCAAAGAACAAGCCAGAGCAATTCTACCAGAAGGTCTAACCACAACCCGTCTATATATGTCAGGGACACTTCGTTCTTGGATTCATTACATTGACGTTAGAGCCGAACCAGGCACACAGAAGGAACACCGTCAGGTTGCTCTTTCCGCACAAGAGCAAATTCTAATGCACTTTCCTTCTCTTTGGGATTATTGGGATAATAAATTTGTTGAGGTACCTCTCATTGAAAAGAAACCTTGGTGGAAGTTTTGGTCATGATTGATCCTAATGTTATGAGGGATGCGGCAGAATATCTAAAGAACTATTACAGTGATCCTGATAGAAAATGTTTAGACATTCTATTTGAGTTTAGAAGAAGTATTGGTATGACAAATGATACTATCATAGTCATCCACAAAAGAATGGAAAAAGGTTGGGGACAACCAACATCTTATTCATATGAGGATCTGACGAGAATCGCAAATCGCAAGGAATTTCGGTCATGATTGACGAAGCATTGACAAAACTTGACCAAACGATTTCAGAGGCGAACAAAACATATAAAAAGTATAGACGAGAATATAGTGATAGCGACTTACACAAAGACCTTCAAGCTATTCACGGCAAGGAAGAAGGTCTGAAACAGTATAAACAGATTATGGAAATGGAAAAGAAAGAGGAAGAATAATGAGTAACTATACTCCAGGATTCTATTGGGTCATCCAGTATGAGAGATCACAGAAACTAACTATTGCAAAGTTGACAAAGAACAGTGGTTGGGAATATATGTATATGGAACATTCAAACAAATGTGTCAGTAATGCTCCATATAAAGTGATCAATCGTATTGAGAAACCTAAAGATGAGCAGATAGTATATACGAATAAGAAAGAGGAAGAATAATGGAATCACTTTATCAGGAATTTATTTACAAAAGCAGATACTCAAGATACCTACCAGAACTAAATCGCCGTGAGAACTGGGGCGAGACTATCAATAGATACCTAGACTTCATGGAGAATCATCTCCAAAGCAAATACAACTACAACATCAAAGACATTCGTCCTCGTCTCTATAACGCCATGTATGACCTCAAGGTTATGCCTTCTATGCGTGCCTTGATGACTGCTGGCAAGGCATTAGAGCGTGATAACACTTGTGGTTATAACTGTTCGTTTTTGCCTGTTGATGATCCTAAGGCATTTGACGAAGCAATGTTTATTCTTCTTTGTGGCACTGGTGTTGGCTTCTCTGTTGAGCGCCAGTTTATCAATCAGCTACCAGAGATTCCAGAAAAACTATTTGATTCCGAAACTATCATTTCTGTTCGTGATTCTAAGGAAGGTTGGGCAAAGGCACTTCGTATGCTTATCTCACTTCTTTATGCTGGTGAAGTTCCAAAGTGGGACCTAACAAAGGTTCGTCCTGCTGGTGCTCCACTAAAGACATTTGGCGGTCGTTCTTCTGGTCCTGGTCCACTTTCCGAACTGTTCAAGTTTGTTGTAAAGATTTTCAGGAATGCTCATGGACGCCGCTTGACATCCTTAGAGTGCCATGATATTATGTGTAAAATCGGAGAGGTTGTGGTAGTCGGTGGTGTTCGCCGTTCTGCTATGATTTCCTTGTCTAATCTTTCCGATGATCGTATGAGACATGCTAAGGCAGGTGCTTGGTGGGAAGCAAATCCACAGCGAGCATTGTCTAACAACTCTGCGGTCTATAACGAGAAGCCGGAAATCGGATCATTCATGTCCGAGTGGCTAGCACTATATGATTCCAAGTCGGGTGAGAGAGGTCTATTCAGTCGTGAAGCATGTCAGAAAATCGCAAAGCGAAATGGCCGCAGAAATGCTGACCAACTTTTTGGAACAAACCCATGCTCTGAAATCATCCTTAGACCGTATGGCTTTTGTAATCTTACCGAGGTTGTTATTAGAGCCGGAGACACCATGGAAACTATTCGTGACAAAATTGAGATTGCGACTATCCTTGGTACTTTTCAGTCTACTCTTACGGATTTTCCCTACCTAAGAAAGATTTGGCAGAAGAATGCTGAGGAAGAAAGACTACTTGGTGTATCTCTCACAGGCATCTATGACTCCAAACTATTCAACAATCCAGAAGACAAAGGCATCAAGGAGCGTCTTGCTTCTCTCCGTGACTTTGCTATTGAGGTAAACAATGGACTCGCAACTACTCTTGGAATCAATCCCGCTGCTGCTATTACTTGCGTTAAACCTTCTGGTACTGTATCTCAACTATGCGATTCGGCCAGTGGTATCCATCCTCGCCATTCTAACTTCTATATTCGTCGTGTTCGGGCTGATAATAAAGATCCTCTCACACGGTTTATGAAGGACAAGGGTGTGCCATGGGAACCAGATGTTATGAAGCCAGAATCCACAACTGTCTTCTCATTCCCAATGAAAGCGCCAAAGGGCGCTGTCGTTAGAGACGACATTGACGCCATCAAGCACCTTGAACTTTGGGCAGTATATCAGGAGGCATGGTGCGAACACAAGCCATCCGTTACCATCAATGTAAGAGAGCATGAATGGATGGATGTTGGTGCGTGGGTGTATCGTCATTTTGATGAAATGTCTGGCGTATCATTCTTGCCACATGATGGTGGTTCATATCGTCAGGCACCATATGAGGAAATCACCGAAGACCTTTATAATCTAATGCTACCATCTATTCCAAAGTCTCTCGATTGGGACTCTCTGGTTGAAATGGAAGATAATGTTGAAGGTGTTCAGACTTTGGCTTGTACCTCAGGAAGTTGTGAAATATGAGCGAAGATTGGAAAGAAGGATACAAACAAGGTATTCGTGATGGTATGGAAATAGGAAAACTATGGAGGGACTGGACGGTCCCTTCTCAACACCAACTTCCAACTGATTATGGCGAAGTGAAATGTAAAATCTGTGGTATTTCTTTTACAGATGGTCTTGGCAGACTATTACCTATGGGATATGTTTGTCCGCACGACAAATGTCCTGGTAAGATTACATGCTAATGGAGAAGTAAATGAGTCAAATAGAACTATCATTCAAGGCAAGAGTTATCAATACCAGAGAAGAACTTGATAACATGATGAAAAGGGATCATCTACGCAACTATACAGTAGATGATCTTTTGGTTGTGTCACAGTATTTTGATCGGAAAAACTATCAACCACATATCATATATGCCATAAAAGAATCTAATAAGGATTTTATGGCATGGCAAAAGTTTGTTGTACCACTTGAACTTACTGTGAAGGAGAAAGAGAATGAAGAAGTTGCTAAGTCTAGCCCTCGTAACGTTGCTGACTACACCGGCGTTTGCTGAAACCAATATCACTGTTAGCAAGTCTCACCAGATGATGCAGGTTGATAGTGATTATGGTTCTTATCAGTGGCCTGTGTCTACGGCTCGTAAGGGCTTTTATACACCAACTGGCACATTTCATCCGTATTCTCTACAGAGAATGCATTACTCAAAGAAGTATGATAATGCACCTATGCCGAACTCTATTTTCTTCTCTGGTGGATATGCCATTCATGCTACTCCCCATGTTGGCAATCTTGGTCGGCCTGCTTCTCATGGCTGTGTCAGGCTACATCCTGCTAATGCTGCCACTCTATATGAAATTGTAAAGCATGATCCAAACACAACTATTAGGATTGTTCCGTGACCGACGAAAAGTTTCGCACCATCATGTCTCTCATCATACTAATCACAATCTTTGGTATGATAGGACTGGCAACTAACTGGGCATTCTCATTAGTCATGCTTATCACGATTACTGCCCTTTTGTTTTCAGCTTTATAAATAGTCTTGCCTTCTAACCAAAGGAGCGGTGTTGAAGAACAAAGAGAAAAAGAAGTATCGTGCTATCTTTATATCAGATGTTCACTTGGGCACAAAATACTCCAATGCTGAAAAGCTATTGGAGTTTCTCAAAGAAACCGAAGCCGATAGATACTACTTGGTTGGTGATATTATTGACGGATGGATGATGCGAAACAAAGTCTATTGGCCTCAGGCACATAACGAAGTCATTCAGTTCTTTCTAAAGCAATCCAAGAAGTCAGTAGAAGTCTATTATGTAACTGGCAATCATGACGAGTTTCTTCGTGAGTATGCTGGCACCGAGATGGGTAATATCAGATTGGTGAATGAAACTATCCATCATGGTGAAAGTGGTAAGCGATATCTCGTAATTCATGGCGATCAGTTTGACTTGATTACAACAAACGCCAAGTGGCTTGCTCTTATCGGCGGTTGGTTGTATGATAGAATGATTGATCTAAACAGATATCTACAGAACATATATAATTATTTTGGCATCAATGGATTTTCTCTTTCGGCATGGGCGAAACAAAATGTCAAGGAAGCAGTAAACTTTATTGGTGACTATGAAAAGGTAGTTGCTGATGCTGCCAAAAGGAGATGCGTAGATGGTGTGGTTTGCGGTCATATTCATCATGCTAATATATGTTCTTTTGATGATGTTGAGTATATGAACTGCGGCGATTGGGTAGAATCCTGCACCGCACTTGTTGAACACTATAATGGAAAGTTTGAGATTATAAGACGATGACGAACATTACAATTTTTACCGATGCTTGGGAACCACAAATCAATGGAGTTGTCACTACACTAAAGACGACAATCAAGCATCTTGAAAAGCGTGGTTATGATGTAAAAGTTGTCCATCCTGGTATGTTCAAGGTGACAGTTCCACTACAACCATCAACGGGCATTTATATGCCACTTTTGCCTATGGGTATCGCTGATGAATATGTGAAGAATGCGAACCACATTCACATAGCAACAGAAGGAAGCATAGGTCTTGCCGCTAGACATTATTGCAAGAAGTATAAACGACGCTATACCACATCGTTCCATACTAAGTATCCAGATTATCTTTATGAACATGCTTATATACCACCAAGAATTACTGGTCGGTATTTTCGTTGGTTCCATAGAAACAGCGATTGTGTTATGGTTCCTACCCCCGCCATGGTTGATTACTGTAATTCATTGGGTATCAAAAACCTAAAGTTATGGTCTCGTGGTGTTGATACTGACCTTTTCAAACCCGATCCGAATTGGAAGAAGATGGAAGTAGAAAAGGTCATTCGTGCTATCTATGTAGGTAGAGTATCAGCCGAGAAAAACCTAGAAGCATTTCTAAAGATACCGAATGAAAGTATTGTGAAGTTTATTATTGGTGATGGTCCACAGTTAGAAGAATACAAAGCAAAATATCCAGATGCCATATTCCTAGGCAGAAAAACTCCAGAAGAAATCGCTAGAACATTACAGGTACAAGATGTGTTCGCATGGCCATCCATGACAGATACATTTGGCCTTGTCGTGCTTGAAGCGATGGCATGTGGTCTACCTGTTGCTGCTTTTTATAATGATGTGAATGAATATATCATTGAAGAAGGCAAGTCTGGTTATCTTGATGATGATCTGGAACATGCCATTTGTAGGGCATTCCATCTCAAACGAGAAGATGCTGTAGCGAGAGCAAAGCATTTCTCATGGGAAGCAGCAACCGATCAGTTTGTAGAAAATTTGGTATGAATGAACTTGACGAAATCTTACTTGAACAACTCCACATTTCAATGAGAAATAGAAAGCATCTAAGGAGAGTTTCTAAACTTTTGAGAAATGATCCTCAAGTGGAGAAGGGCAAACTTTACATAGAAGGAAGAATAAAGTTTTTTGAGACTATGATAGAAGATAAGTCTTTACTAAAGAAAAGACCCAGAAGAAAGAAAATAAAAGAGTCGGACTTGTTGGCTAGAAATCTAGTTTATGAATGGTATAGAAATGTGTTTATCGCAGCGGCTTTCAGTTATAAGATGTTCTCCGATTCTGTCACAAGTTACATGTCTTATTTCAGAAAGGATAAAGAAGGATGACCGGAGAAAGAGCGGCCATATTTGGACAGTTTATTGAACAGTATGTTGAAAGCGATGTTGGTGTATTAGAACGAGAAGAAACATACAGGATTCTATTAGAAGTTTTGGAAGAGTTTGAAGTCAAAGGCATGGAAGGATATCTTGATATCGATCCGGCATTTGATGTAGTGTGGAACGAAAAGTATCCGCCAGAGGTAGAAGCCTTTGAAGATTGACGCATGGACATATCTTCTTTTTATCGCACCTCTATTGGTAATAGTCTACGGTATTTTGATTGTTGTTTCTGCCAAGATATATGATTGGTTTATAAATCGATGACTATATATCTGTATGGCATGGACATACAACAAAGAACCACTTACTGAAATACCAGATGGATATGTGGCGTTTGTTTATCTGATAACAAACACGGTCACTGATAAGAAATATGTAGGCAAGAAACTGTTTCGTTTCACTCGCAGCACCAAGAGAAAAGGTAAGCGAGTGAAGAAACAGGTTGATTCGGATTGGCTGGATTACTATGGTTCAAACAAAGAACTCCTTTCGCATGTTGATCTATTCGGCAAAGAAAAGTTCACAAGAGAAATCCTCTATCTATGTAAGAGTAAAGGCGAGGCTTCGTATATGGAAGCGAAGGAACAGTTTGACCGAAACGCTTTGATTTCCGAGGACTATTATAACGATTGGATTTTTTTGAGAGTTAGGCGAACTCATGTGAAAGCACTAAAGTAAGGGTTTCTTCTTGGACTCGCTAATCTTTCTTTTCCATTCTTCGGTGAAAACACGACCACGGAGTTTTAGATTAGGTTTACCTTTCTTTGCTTCACTTATCTTCTTACGATATTCTTCGGTTTTCATATATGAACGATCAATGGGTTTTCTTGTTTTACCAAACATAGGATTATTAGATCCTGACATTTTTACACTATGTTCTTTTTTCCATTCGTCGGAACGAGGACTAGTATTACCATCACCTCCTTCGGTTCTGTTTATGAGAATACCAGTGCCGAGGTCTTTGCGACCGAACCATCTAATATATCGGCGCTCCAAAGCACAGGCGCCCACATTAGTTAGGTTTGATTCCATTATGACTATGCGAGAAGGATCTTTAGGAACAGAAACACCAGGATGAATACTCCAGGCTCGTTTACCTTTTCCTTTACCGATATAATAGGGAGTTCCGTTTTGACGAATATAGGCGTATATATAGTAAGACATATGCTGGCGCTCCTGTTTAGCGTTAGAGTAGGTGAGGACGGCAATCCTGCGACCTACATCTATTTAGCGTTTTTAGATTTTTCACTTGACATTCCAAAATGATTCTGCTATTATATAAGACAATGAGGTAAACATGGCTATCGTAATTTATTCCAAAGATGAATGTTCCTTCTGTGACAAAGCCAGGGAACTTCTAAGAAGTCAAGGAAAGTTCTTTATTGAATATAAACTAGAAAGAGACTTTTCCAGAGAGACTATCAAGGCATTATATCCTACTGCCAAAACCTTTCCCGTAATCACTATTGACAGTCGTTACATTGGCGGCTATAATGAACTTTCCAATCTACATGAGGAAGGAAAACTATGATTGACAAGTATGGACTAAAAGAAGACTTGAAGAACGGTGTTGTTACCGTTGTCTTTGAGAAGAAAGATGGAACGGAACGCACCATGCGTGCCACTCTTTCTGATCTATATGTACCGCTACCGCAGATGCTATCAGAATATGATGGACAGGTAGCAAAGCCTGCTCGGCAGTTGAATGATGATGTTCAGGTAGTATGGGATATTGACGCAGATGGATGGCGATCCTTTCGTTATGATTCCGTGAAAACCGTGAAAACACTATTGAGGGAGTAAGTATGGCGCATCCACATAAGAATAGACCTCGCAAGGGTCGTCGTAAGATTGGTTCAACAAAACGCAAAGCCCGTCGTCTCAAAGGAAGAAAGAAGAAGTAATGCCTATGGATCTACCAACAAAGGTGAAGAACTTGAGCGAGAATAGCAAAATCATCAACGTGTCAGCCTCGTCCGATGGCATCAACTTTATGGACGGTCTAGCACTACTGTTCATTGGTCTAAAGTTGACCGACCATCTCCAGAACTGGACATGGGTAGAGGTGACTGCTCCGCTTTGGGCACCTTTCATGTTCTCTTGGTTTGTTCGCTTGTTCAAATCAACTTTTATGAATGATGGTGACGAGGGAGAAGAATAATGTCGGTTGATAACGGAATCTATGTCCTTCTAACGGAAACAGAAAAGGGTCCTGAATATCGTGTCTCTTATTCTCATTCCATTGGAAACATCTATGGTGAGTGGAATGCTGATAAGGCATTATATGAAGGAAATCTTTCCGCTATCAAGGAAACGTTTGGTGAAAGCGAAGTATTTCATACACTTAACCAGGCTATTGACTTTGCCGAGGCATTGGAGTATGATGTAGGCGAAACTGAGGATGGTATCTGTGTGATCAACGACTTCAAAGATTACGGATACATCTTCGGATAACATGGCAACAATCAAGATCATAGGTAGCGCAAAAAAGGTTCATACTAGATCAATTCGATCCGCAGCAAACTTTTTTTGCGATTACCTCTTGAAACGCCTAAGTAGAAATGTCCATGTCAAAATCAAACTCAAGAAAAATCTATATAAGAATACTAAGTGTTTTGGTTTCGCTACATGGACAGATGACGAAACAAGGAACCATCGTAAGTTTGAAATAGAAATTGACGCAGACCTTGGACCTGTATTTTTATTTCGGACACTGGCACATGAACTTGTCCACGTCAAACAGTATGCTAGAAAAGAACTTATAGATATGGAGTATGGCAGTTATCAAAAGTGGCAAGGCACTATGTTCAATGAGCATATGGTCGATT